AGCTGCTTTTGCGTATCTTGCACCTGAAGATATAATGTGGCAGTGGAGTTTGTATGTTATTGGTAAGTTTTACGGTGACGATGTAATACTTGCTATTAAGGAATACGTCAGAGGTTGGTTTAGTATGGTAACATTACATGAGTTTTTAAAAGAACATTTTGGTTTTACCACAACTACACCTGGAGCAAAGGATAAGATAGATATTCCATTCACAACGCTTGAAAAGGCAACTTTCCTGAAAAGGAGTTTTGTTGTTTCAGAAGCAAATGGAATGTTTCATATTTTTCCACAACTTGATAGAGATTCAGTTGAAGCAATGGTTTTATGGGTGGAAGGTCAGCACAGTGACACTGAAACTCATGAGATTTTGTATCAAACTTGTCAAAGTGCAATGATGGAATGGTTTTACTATGGAGAATCTGAGTATAATGCAAATTATAGGATCTTACAGGATCGTATGAATGTACTTGGAAGGTCTTCAAAAACTAAACCACAGTTGCAAAGATTCTATGTCAAGGAATATCAGGACAGGCTCGACTCCTGGACTGAAGGTTACAAGGATCAATAGTCGAATATCGTCTTGGAGGACGTTAAGCTCTCGCCGATACGGGCGTTAAAAGGGAATAGAAAGATCTTGAAGATGCGTGCAGCTCTTCACTGCTTCTATTTCTATAGCACATTTACTGGAGTATGATTTAATCCAATTATACTTTATAGAAAACGGATTATGGAAACACATAAAGAAGATAAACAAGAACAAGATTTAAATGATTCAAATAATGAAGAGGCTTTGAATCGTGAACAAGTCCAATTGACCGAATTTTTGGACACTGGAGTGAAGATGAGCCAGTCAATGGTTTCATCTCCAGGAGAGATATGGAGGAGAATAACAAATCCTTACCCAGATCAGACACCTGTTAATATATTGACAAGAAATTATAAAGTGGCACAATACTCGTGGGGTTCATCCCTCACAGGATTTACATTAAACTTTCCGGGTGATCTAATAGCTGTTCCAGCGCTAGCAGATCGCCTTGAGAATTTCTTATATATGAGAGCAGGAGTTAAGATCGAAGTAAAGATTAATTCAACTCAATTTCATTACGGGGCATTTATGATATCATGGCTACCGAATCATGCTACCATTGCGCACTGTAGAAACATATTTCAACAATCAGGTAATCATCCTATTGTACTGTCTCCAGCAGTGCAGAATACCTGTGTACTTAATATCCCATGGATAAACCCCTACAACTACTTTCCTGTGGCGTCCCCTAATTCACAGATTTGTAGAGTAGATTTCTCACCTCTAACTCCATTAGGACGAGGTACTGACAGTGTGACCGACACAGTCAGCATTCAAGTTTACGCATCATTTACCGAACCCGAAGTTGCTGGTTTTATTGCGCAATCAGGAGTAGGTAAAATGAAGAGAGAGGCAAGAGATAAAGCTAAAGATGGTACTCTGGTACAAGTTAATAGTATAGTTGATTCAGTCAAAGAGGTGTTGGACAAGGTACCTATAATTGGTGGACTCATAGAGAATTTTGGGTCCATTTTAGGCTTGTTTGATAAACCTTTGAATGTTGAAATGGTACAACCAGTTACGCAATCATTAATGAGAGATTTATCCTTGGGTAAGGGAGCTGATAACAGTAATCCCTTGTCCCTATTACCGTTGAGCAATGTGAAATTTGATTTTTCATTGCTTGGCGAGACCACAGATATATTGACAATTAGACATGTGATTCAAACTCCCATGTTATATGATATATATCAATTTAATACAGCTAACACATTGACATTTTACGACGTGCAGCCCCAGCATACGGAAAATGGAGATGATTATCTGGCATTTATGAGTAAGTTTTTTCAATTTTGGCGTGGATCCATAAAATTCATGTTAAACTTTTATTGCTCAACGTTCACAAGTGCTAGATTTCGTGTTAGTGTACTCTATTCAGCAACAGCATTGACTGATGACAACGGAGGAGATATAGTCTCCCGGGTCATTGACGTCAAAGGTGATACACACATTAAGCTGACAATACCCTATCTTTACCAAACTATGTTTAGGAAGATTAACGATCACGTTGTCTATCCCAAATTACAGATCCAATTATTGTCCCCAATTATTGGTCCATCTGTTGACACAGATCCTCAGATATACATGACGATCTGGCGTTCAGCCGGTGAAGATATGGTGTTTAATCAGCAGACAAACTGGATAGACCCTTTAACATCTTTGAAGAAAAAGGAAGAACCAAGATCCTTGATTGAAGAAGATGATACAGACTCTGAAGATTTATTTGCTATGAGTTCCAAAAAGGAGCCTTGCGGTAACGCAGTCCTTTTTGAAGCACAAATGGATCCTCAAAAGGAGTTCAAGAAGACCTTCGACCCTATCATAGAAGGGTCTTTTTT